TTTTAGATCCGAAGCTGCAACAGTTATTTTTACCCCAGAAGTTTTTGGAGCAACATCCATTTCAGGGATAGAAGCAGTTTCTACTGCCTGTGCATCTGTCTGCCCCTGTGGGGATCCAACCTCTAAGTTTGGCTTAATATCTTTTACAGCCTCGTTGAGTGAGTTGTATGCTGCTGCACCCTTAGAATTTGCTTTAGAGGTGTTAATGGCGGTTGATTGAATGTAGTTATCATTAGCTTGTTTTAGAGAAGCATATGCAGGGTCGGCTTCTACAGCAGCTTTAATCTCTTCTGGGGTTCCAGTCTTTGCTAAGTCAACAACAGACTGGTCAAAGCCCAGGGATGCAAGTTTGCTACTTAAACTTCCACGCTTAAGGTTTTGTGCATTCTGAGAAACAATTGCTGAAAGTAGATCAAACTGCTCTGGGGATGCTTCATCAGTTTGTAAGTCTTGCCAAGATAAGTAAGTAACACCTTTAGGGGTTAGTTTAAGACTTCCATCAGAATCTACTGAATACAGGCTGTAAGTACTGCCTACGCTTTTAACAAATGCAAATTTATCGCCATTAGGAAGTTCTTTTACATACGCTGATTCGTATTGCTTTGAGCCGTCATCAGAAACAAAAGGCAGACGAGTAGGTTCCCAGCCACCGCCAATTTCAGGAAGTTTTTCAGAAGTTGGATCTACTTGATTTTCTGGTGCCTGAGCTGCCTCAATCTCTTGAGTTACCTTAGATTCAAGTGTTGGAGAATTGTCACCTGTAATCTTGTTAATAATTTCTTGTGGCTGGTTTTCATCTGCATATTCTAAATTAGTAATGGTGTATTTACCATCACCAGCGTCCTTAGCCTCAGAAATCATTCTCTCAATAGTTTTGCTCCAGTCTTTTGGCTCATCATCAAAAGGAGGGCGGGAAAAGTCTTCTTTTAAGTAAGCACGGAGTGCATCCTTGGTTCCAGTCACATCAAACACTGGATAGCCGAGTTCAGGCGAAAACGGAAGTTGGTTGTAGGAAATATCATCGTTAGAAATACTAGGACTTGCAGGAGCTTCTGGAAGTGTAGCCTTAACTTCTTTAGCAGCTTTCTTAGACTTAATCTCTTCTGGAGCATCGCCTTCAATGTCGGCATCGCCAATGGCTTCGCCGTCAAGCATTGCTTGAATCTCTTCTTCGGTTAAGTCACCGGAGGAGATTTCATCCGCAATGTCTGATGGGTTTGGCTCATCTGTTGGTACTTCGTCAGGAAGTGTTGCAACTGCTTCTGGCTTTGCGCGGGATGCTTCAAGAGCGTCTTGGTTTGCTGTTCCGCCCAAGGCTTCGTCATAAATCTTTGCGGCCTCTAGTTGAGGATCACCACCCTTTTCGCCAATAGCAGCATAGATTGCTTCCGACGGTACTAACTCTGCACCTTGGTTGAATGGAAAAGGTGCGTAAGCAGTTGCTGGGCTTCCATCTTCTTTAGGAAGAATGGACTTCTTTAGTTGACCAATAAGACCTTCTAGTTTGAACTTACTAGCAAGAACCTTTGGGTCGTCAGTGTAGTTACTGCTGTCTTGGTCTTGATAACCTTCTGGCTCAAAGTCAGTTGGATCTGTTGAAAGTTTAAAAGCGTTTGCTGGGTAAGTAAAAGCAAATTTTGTTGGACCCTGTGGAGGTTGTCCTTCGCCACCATCTTTTGTTTTTGGTTGTGACTTTGATTCTGACTCTTCGCCAAGAGGGTTTGGAATATCAAAAGGATCGGTGTCTGGATCGTCATACATTTTGGCGATCTGCTCATCAGACAAACGAGCAATAGGTTGTAGACCTTGTTGTTTAGCGTATGAAGGTTCATCAACTTGAATTGCTTTCTGTGCCTCTGACCAAGAATCAACAGCAGCAAAAGCTTCATCGGATCCTCGGCGGGATACAAGAACATCTCCGTTGTCTTTTACAACTACGTCGTAAGCATCATCTGTGTATTTTTTACCATTTGAGTCGTTGCTGTCCGCTGGGTCTGCGGTGTAGTCACCGTCAGCGCGGAAGCCATGAGGAGCGTCGAAGTATTGTAGTGAATCTTGATCTACAACTTCATCAGATGAGTCGTATGTAGCAGGAACGCCACTGTAACCATCTTTAGTTGGGTTGATGACGGCTTTAATAAACTCCATACCGCCCATAGGAAGATCTACTAAGCGACCGTCAGGAAGTTCCATACGGATTGTGTTGCCATCCGCGCTCTGTGAGACGGGTTTACCTGTTAAGCGCTGTACTTCTCCGTTAGGGAGTCGTACAAGTCCGCTACCGCCGCCACCTTGGTAAGCAAAGCGACCCTTACGGTCACGGCGCTGAAGCATTGCGCGTCGGCTAAGTGACTCTGTAGAGTTTCCATCTCCTAAGGCTGCAACAAGAGCTTCTAATGGAAGATCAGGTAGAGAAGACAAACGAGTGATTGCATATTTGTGTTCGACAGAGCCAGGAGTTGCTAGAACTGCAGAAGCTACAACGGCTCTAACTTCTTCAGATATTTGTGTGCCAGCCAGTAACCACTGCATCCGAGCATAGTTAAGAGCGGATGCAGTCATTGCATGTCGCGCTGTTGATGCTGGGTGCGATACGGGGAGTAGATCTGTGTGCTTAGGGAATGCAGTAATGCTTTTGTTTTTTTGAGCAAGAGTGATAAATGCAGAAAGTTCGCGTAGTGCGCGATATTCACGTACTTCAAAAGGTAGATCGCGTGTCTCGTTCAAAGAACGCTTAACAACTGAAAAAGCAGACTTAACAGTTACCATACGCTCTGCAGGAACACTTGCATTCTCTTGATGAATAAGAGAGTGAACCTGTGAGCGAATGAGAGCAATCTGATTGTCTACAGAATTTTTGTTGTTCACGAAGAGATGCCCTTTTCGATGATAGGAAGTAAGTCCGCGTCATTACTTTCGTAACCTAATTCTGCCAGATTTTTAGCACGGCTATATGGATCATCACCGTTTTTTACACCGCGAAGCCAAGCTGCGCGAAGCGCGATGTCAGCGTCGTAACTAAACTCACTTGACTCTGCAAGAGCGGTGATTGCTTTTTCTGGAGATTCGTATTCTTCAATAGTTTCAAAAATTGTGTAAGTCAAATCATCTATGTACTGCAGATCAGAAATATCTTGTTGTTCTTTTTCCATCATGTACTGCTCAATTGCATCTTTATCGATAAGTGAGTCAGGAATAACAGCAAAGCGACATTTACCTAAATCTTCAATTTGAACAGAAATAATCTGGCAAACATCATTACCATTTTCATCTTCAGAATAGAAAACGCAGTTCTTACAGATAACGCCGATTTTTGCTACTTCATTTTCTGCAGGAGGAGTGTAGCCAGCCCAAACGCCGTCTCCGTCCTCATCAAACTTTCCGTGCTTTGCTACAACTTCAAGAAGTGCTTCTGCTAAGTCGCGCTCTTCTGGAACAAGAGCAACCGATGCAGTAAGAGCAGAGCTAGAGTTCTTTGACTTTGTACTGCGTGGGTGGGACGCAGGAAGTAGATCGTTATCAGTCTTGTAGTTAGGGTTTGACGGTTTACCACTTTTAACAAGTCTTAAGAAAGCATTAACGCGAGCCATAGCCCACTGGTCGCGAGTCATACCCGGGCGATGACTCCCAGAAAATGCTCCAGCGCCTCTACGGTAAACAGCCTTAAGCATCCCTAGAGTTACTTTGCGACCCTCACGAGCTTTTTCATTATGTTCGCTAACTTTGTTCTTAAGCGACTTCTCAGTTTTTGCTGAGAACTTAACCGCGCCAGACTTGCCAGAAGAAGCAGATCCTTTTTTGTTTTTCTTTGATCCATAAATCCGATCTTTCTTTGGAGCAGGAGTTTGAGAAATTGTTCTTTTCTTTGCTGCAAGTTCTGCAGCAGTGTCAGCAAAACTCTTTAAGTATTCGTTAGACAACTTCTTCACCGCCTGAGGTACCGTCTAAAGCATCAATGACATTTTGAGGTAGCGGAGCAACAGAGTTTTCTTGCTGAGCAGTCTTAACTCTATACATTGTTTCTGGTGCAAGAGCGTTTAGCATTGCCTCTGTTAGTTCAGGAGTAATGCCACCCTTGTCATAAATCATTCGGATAGCAAGTTCATCTGCAGTTGGTGCATCTGCTTCAGAGAATCCGTGAGTATGTCGCCAGGTCTGCCAAGAAATTGCAGCTTTTTCAAAACCTGAATCAGCATCTGCAGCGCGGTCGTTACGAGTTGAGATTGCACTTGGGTCATACCAAACAACAATCTTGCTTACTTCACTCTCTGAGTATCCGTTTGCAATCAAGTAAGGGCGTAAGTAGACAACAGTAAGTGCGTCTGCAATCAAAAGCATAAGAGGTTCAATATGGGTCTTGTAAAGCGTCTCATCGATTTGTAGCGCATTTGAGTACTTGACATTGGCAAGACCAGTAATGATGTCCTTAGGCACGTCTATGCCCTGCAGAATGCGTTCTAGAACACGGTCAGCGCGTAATGCAAGTGCAGGGTCGAACGAACGCTCGAACTTGAACTGCTTGATAGCATCGCCAAGTTCTGCAGGACCACGAATGATAAGTGGAACAACTGCAGAAGCAGAGTCCTCGTCCTTAATAGGCGTAGTCATCGCGTCGATAAGTTGCTCTTCAAAATCATCTTGCTGTTCTTCAGCAAGCATTGCTGGATCTAAATCGCCGTCATCTGCGTAAGGGTAGTCAGGAGCTGCGCCAGAGGAAACTGCTAAGCCATCTGGAATATACAAAGCACCAGCGTTTAGGCGTGAGCGTGCTGTTGCGCGGAAGGTACGGTTAAGAAGTAAAAGTTCAGAGCAAAGATCTAGCAGACCGCGTAGTGATGAGTCTGCTTCATCTGAGTAGCGTGGGTGTGCTCGCCAAATGCGACCAACAAAAGCGTTGTTGCTAAGTTGTGTGCCTTGCCCGCCGTTATTACCGCTGTAGCCAGTGCTTGTTGACTGTTCGCGACGACCGATAAGGCTGTAGCCACCTTTTTGTCCGGCAAGAACTTCGTCTACAGATTTAATATCCCAAGATTCTGGAATTCCATATCCTGGGCGCTCTGGAACTTGCACTAGGTAGCATTCGCCAGCAACGGAAAGATTAAGAGCAGCATCGCGCAAAAGTCCAGCCTGACCACCATATGCGCTATCAAGACGGGCTAATGCTCGTTCAGCAGCTGCTGCAAGAGTTGGGTCGACAATTGTTGATCCGCGAACGCCCGTAGGAGCATCTGCAGGATTTTCTACAACGGCTGCGTAAATTCGGATACGCGAGATAACACTTGCAACAAGATTAAATGCGTATTTGATTTCGCCAATTGCGTCGTAGTATTCCCAAGCTTCGGACTGCCATGCAGAAGAGTTAGCAGATCTACGATTCTTAAACTGTTCAAATTCTCCCTTATCTCCTACCCGAATTTGGGTTGCAGCCGCAGTTAAGGGGCGTGGAGTAATGTAAGGAAGTGATTCAGGAGATGGGTTTGTGAAAATAGAAGCTGGACTGGTAGTAGTTTTTTGAACACGCGGGGTACGCGCCTGTTCGTTAGTATCTCGGCTGAAAATAGCCACTATTACTCCTTGTCGCTGATGTTACGGAATACAAACACAGAATTAGTTTCTATCTTCGTACGCGGTTAACAGGCCTGCTATTGCAGATAGGGCAAGCGCTACTGCAAAAAAGCGGACAACTTCTGAACTAATTGTATACCAAGTTGCAAACCCTAATCCTACATAAACTGAAGTACACCACTCACAAGTAAGTAGGTAACCGCGCTTTGTTGTTTCAGGTGGGTAGCGATCCCAAAACTTGTTTCTTAGGTTTGCAAAGATGGTGTCACGTACAAGCAATCTAGTAACGCGATACGTTGCTAGTGCAAGCAGAATAAAGTCAAGAATGTTTAGTGTGCTCATGCTTAGAGTCTACGGTTGGAACTGCTAAAAGTACCTGTCGGACTCCAGTTCTTTAATCTGCTTCCGCATCCGCAAGACTTATCTTTTTTTGCTGCAATAATGCGCCCTGTTACGGTGACTAATCGGTGTGTGTAAGACTCGTCAACAGAGTAAAGAGTAATTTCCTCTTTAAAGGCTGTCATTGGCCCCCCTGGAGCGTCAACGCCGATGTAAAGAGTATTATTTCTGTAATGAACCCTGGCTAGGTCTATGTACTGCGATCCTGGGGTATTTTGCTGGTTAGATGCGCCTATGGTTGCAGGATCTGTGTCTGGGTAGGTGTCTGGGGCAGTAATAAACACATTTGCAGGAAAGAAGTCAAATGCACTTGGCGCGTTACTTGGGCTCAAAATCAAAATCCTTAACTTTAGAAAAGGTATTCCAACCTAAAAGGGTATTAGCAAGCGTGGTTGGGACTATTAGAGGGCGCTGGGGGGTGGAAAGGGGTAGTTGGGAGTCAAAATCTGCCTCTGTTAAGGGATAAAATGCGTTTTTTAAGGCCTTTTGGGCTTCTAAGGCGGATTCCGAGAACGAATAAGGGGTGGGGATCGGAGTTTTTGTGCAAAAAGACTGTAAAAGACGGGCCTGTGGATGAAGTTTTTTGTCAGGATTGAGCCAAATAACGCAAAAAAGTGTTTCAGATTCCATTTTTCAGGCCTCTTTCGATTCTACGGAACATAGCACGCGAGGAAACTCCACTGGCAGAAGCAATTAATTCTACGGGAACGCCTCTTCGGTAGAGAGAAAGGGCTGTTTCGGTCAATTCTTCGTTTGCAAGGCGGTATGGAGAGGATTTAGGGGTTCTGGATCGACATTGGCGAGCAAGCTTGGAGAGTTCTTTTAAGTGCGGGACTGTGTGAGGTGGCACTTGAGGGGAGATTGAGCGCACAGGAAGTGATTTTTGGGGTAAGGGAAAGGGTTCTGACATATCTAAGATGCCTTCATTTGCTACCCAGTTATGGACGGTGGATTTGGCACGAGGTGGATTAAGGGCTTTGGCAAGAGTAGATAGTGACCAGCCCCAAGTATGCAAGGCTGCTAAGCGTCTTGTAGGCGGGTAAGGGAAAGAGTTTAGATACTCGACCTCGGCGGTGGGTAAAGACTCCATTTTGTTATTGTACAGAGTTTTCTCTGAGGTGTTTTTCCTCGCAGTCCCTGGCAAGTTGCGGAACTACGTAGTGTTTTTTACACCAGTCGCAGATCCATAGATGGGCATGTGGATCGGAGGAGTAGGACAAGAAGTTACCCTTTCGGTTACTTCATTTTATAACTACTTGAGGCCGACCATTCTTGGACGATTTAGTAAAAAGAATGAACAGTTACTTTATTTGACTTTGGCCTGTGAGATGGCTGCGCTATATGTGGGGTTTTGCTGCAATCGTTTCCGGATTTTCTTTGCTTCTCCGTCCTCCGACTTCGCGTAAGCTGTAAGCTGGTGAAGTGCAAATACAAGTTAATAAATTTTCTTGGTTAGCTGATGACTGTCATCTATCTCTCTGACAATAAGAAATAATTATTCTTATGATGTCTGAGTGCTTGTCAGTCTGAGTTACTAAGTTGTTATGAGAAAGATAGTTCAATAGGCTTGACAAGCGACAAGCAATGTGTAATGATAGAGGCATACAAGTTCTAGGGAGAGCAAAATGGGTTACTACGATCAACCAAGTTCAGTAGACATAAGTGTGACTTTTATGTGTCACAACGAAGCGTGCCAACACGAGAACGTGGACGCTGATGCTGAAGCACTAGATAACGTTATCTGGGCTATCTGTGAGAAGTGTGGAGAACAGTCTGACTGGGATGCACCTGAGTACGAAGGACCTTGTTGCAGTAGCGACAACTGTTACTGCTAGTTGCAAGTAGGTAGCCCTCTCACCGCATAGGTGAGGGGGTTATTTATTTTTAAGAAGCTGTTACCGTATCGTTATCAAATGGACTTGACATTGTATTTATTTAATGATTAGATAGATACATACCGCAAGGAAGCGGTAAAGAACAAGGGAGATCCAAATGGTACTAGAAACAATGAACTCACTAGTGGTAATCATTGACGGCACTAAGTATGTATACGAATGCCACTCATACACAAAGGCGCTAGAGATTCTAGCGGGACAGTATGAAGTCCACCCAAAGATTGACTCTTTCGAGTTAGTCTAACCGCAGACAAACAAAATACGCCCCCTACCGCAAGGTAAGGGGCGTACTTGTTTGCGTGGTTACTTGCCTGTGGCTTTAGCATTCTTCTTGTCTACCGCAACGAAGACTTCATCAATTTCTTCCATTGATAAGTTTCCGTCTTTGAGGTAGGCACGGGATAGTCCTTCGACTACCGTAGCTACACCGCTTACACCTGCCATAAACACCGCTTGCCATAGTTCAACTCCAGCAAGCGCACCCGCGCCAATTACTGAAAGTCCTGAAGCAGCGAATACCGCAATGATGCGTAGGCTAACCTGTCGCAGTTTATTAATTGCTGTCATGGGTGTCGTCCTTCCATTGATCACACCGGTGCTAAAAAATAACACCCAGCACCGCAAGTTTATCGCAGTGACTGGGTGTTAATTCGTAGAGTTATTATTTCCGGTTGCGAATTGAAAGTGAAATTCCTCCGCGTGAGGTAGCTTGTGTTACCGCAGTTGGTGCAACAACTGGTGCTGGTGCTACAACTTCAACAACTTCTTCCGGCTGAGCTGGCTCTTCAGCCGCATCTTCCGGTTCAGCTTGAAATTTTTTTCCGCGAGAAGCTGCCTTCTTCTCCGGCACAACTGCTGCAATTTCTTCTTCAGCCGGAGTAGCATCTTCGACGATGACTTCGGCTTCTACAACTTCTTCAACCGCATTCAATTCTTCAGACATTACTGCCCTTCCTAGGTACTGGGGTGACCCAATTCTACCTCAGGATGCGTAGTAGTAGAGTGAACGCTTCTTTGCTTCAGCCGTATCAGTTACATCATGCATTGATGCCCAAACTTCATGTAGAGGCTTGGTGTACTCATAACCACGAGTACGCTGGACTTGGGACTTAAAGTTCCCATAGTCAGCCCTATCGATCATGTCCAGCATCCAGGAAGACAACACACTCTTAGGGATGATGACCCTGTACGGGTAATCACAGTTGTCCCACTCAAGGATGTCTACGCCCGCGAGCTCGGAAAGTTCTAGCAGAGACTTCTTGTCCCGCGCACGGACCTTCATGATATCTTTGTCTTCAGGGCTGCAGACTGCACTAACAAAGCCTGTCTCAGTAAATAGCCACATAGTATTTCTCCTTACGTCATTATGTCTTTGTATTAACTCTACGATTCAACGGAGCTTCCGTCAAACCGCCTTATTCCTTTGTTGAGAGTATTGCCAGAGCAATTGAAGCCAGCCCCGTGGCAACTGCGCCCTCTCCATCGCCTAGGATTCCCAATAGGATTCCAACGACAGCAAGGGTAGCTGAGGCTACTGCTGACCAAACAATGTTCAGTTTATTCACTATTCCTCCAGTGTTTTTGTAGATAGAAATAAAAGTTCCCTGACCCTAAATTTCCAAAATTATCTAGGGGCAGGGAATTCTTTTACTAAGGGTAGAGCAAGTCAGTACAAGACTGCGATAGTTGCTCGGCTGGTACTTGACAACGATCTGGGGTAGTGACTTTGTCAGCCACAGCCCAGAATGCCAATACCGCAACGACTATTGCAATGTTGCGAACGATAATTCCGCGACGTGTAATCATGTCTTTCTCCTTTAGGGAAGGTCGCCCCTTAGCGACAGTTCTAAGGTATCACCAATGCAAGGCAATGTCAAACCCTTTGTTTTCGGGCGTGTTAGGGCAGTCTTGACCCTATCCAAGCGATTACATTAACTGTGACAGCATTGCCCATTTGCTTGTAGCGAGATGAATTAAAACCGCAATCAGTCCAGTCGTCTGGGAATCCCTGAAGACGCTCACATTCACGAGGCGTTAATCTTCTGACACGGCTTTCTTTAATCACCGCAGGATTAACTTCATAAACCACGGCGATACCTCCTTGATTAGCTGAAGGATTTAATGCAGCAGTATCCAATGTTTTACATAGATCTACTTTCCTGCAACCACTATTAGGGTTACTGGATTTCATTGAATTGGAAGCTACCGAATCAAATGAATAAGCTGTGGGTCCAAGTTCATATTCAGGAAAAAAATCATTAGTCAAGCCGCGATCCAATCCAAGCGATTACATTGACTGTTACTGCATTACCCATCTGCTTATATCTATGTGAGTCAGCCTGTCCATCAGTCCAGTTATCAGGGAATCCTTGAAGGCGTTCGCACTCCATCGGAGTAATGCGCCTCACTGCTGAAGTAGAAACCATTGGTGTATTCAATCCTCCTGTGCCCATGAAGGCTGTAAGCGTATTAACTGTTTCCCCTTGAATGCGGAAGCCATCAGTTCTATGAGGATGAAATACTATTGTCTCGTCATCTGTTACAGCCACCGCGTGACCTCCTGTTGTATCAAGTGTAAACATTGGATCTGTTGAGTCCCCGTAACCTTTGCCCTGAGGACCTGCCGTATCCTTGCGACCGATTACAGTTCCTTGAATTGGGTAGGTCTGCATTTCTTCCTCACTAAGTGCTACTAACGGAATGTGCCCTCCACCAAGTCCCATCGCACTTGTAAGCGTGCAACAGACATCCTCAGTGATAGATGCGTTTGGGTGGTGTCCGCCTAGACAATGAACCATCTCTTCAACATCCTCAATAACTAGTACGACAGCTCTGGTATCTCCTACATCGAATGCGTTGAGAGTTGGATGGACCGCACCTTCAACCCACTTCTCGTCATCGGTGCTGCTCTGCGCACGCTTCGTCTTCACATACCAGCTCATTATTTTTTTCTACTCAGCTGGGTACTGCAGCATGTCACTAGCTCTCCGGGCGGAAAGAGCTGGCGAACGGTCTTCATTCGGGAAAGTATAAAGTTCAAAGCTACCTATTCGGGCTTCTCCACCACTGACATCAGTGCTCTTCTCAGTGGTTCCGGCAATGTTTTCCCGCGACGCTCCGCCCGCCGGATGATCCCCTCGGCTGCTTTTCCGCTCAGTGAGTACTTCGGAGAAACTTCCGCCTCCAGCACTTGCGATAACGAAGACTCGACGGCGACGTTGGGGGACTCCGAAGAATTGCGAATCAAGCACACGCCATTCGATGTCGCTATACCCTGCGTCGGCCAAACTAGTGAGGACGACTCCGAAATCGCGTCCGTTGTTGCTTGATAAAAGTCCTGGGACATTCTCCAGGATGATAGTTTTTGCTTGGACGTGCGTTGCGAAAGAGAGTGCATCGAAGAAGAGTCCAGTTCTGGCACCAGCCAGTCCAGCCCTTTTTCCTGCAACGCTAACGTCTTGACACGGAAATCCTCCGCAGACAATGTCAACTTTTCCGACGAGGTTTTGCTCATTAGCCCATTCCTTTGCTGTAACTACATCATGATGCTTTGGCACATTAGGCCAATGCTTTTCCAATACCGCAAGGCACTTCTTGTCAATCTCAACCTGACCAACACATTCGTGTCCACCAGCTTCAAGACCAAGATCAAAGCCGCCTACTCCGGCAAATAAAGATACGTAAGTTCCCATGAGAGCAGCCTATCAGCCGCGTCCGGGTAAAGCAATGCGCCGCGCCGAAAGCAGCTTATTATTTTTTTCCAGCCGCTAGCCGCAAGCTAACCAGCCAAAAAGAAAACCCCCCGCTCAACACGGGGGGCTAACTTTTATTGGCTATCTCCAGCCAAGTAGGTGTGCTTCAGACTCACTTGCTTTTATTTCTGAAAGCTTCCACGAGCGATCCAACTCAACTGCCCAGCCAAGATTAAACATAACTTGCGCTTCATGCGGGTTACTTACTTTGACTGCATCCGAATCAATTTCGTATGTCTTAGTTTCTGTAAAGATGTACTTCACGGCGGCGACCTCCCTTCCCTTTGTTTGTGTGTCTATAACGATAGTAAACTAAAATTAAAACTTTGTCAACTGTAAATGAATTTGCCTATGTCAGGTTATTGTGCTAACATCGAGTTATCAAGTTGCAGGGAGCAACTAATGAAAGGGGACTACCGTGGACATGACTCCACTAGCACCAAACACATACGCATCCAAGGCGTGGCACGTACTTGGGTTTACCTATGAAGGTAACGTGTACTGCGCAGAGTGCGTGTACTACACGAACCCAGTCATTACTGGCGAGAGTTCAATTGACACTCGTGAGAATGAACCAGCACCGATTTTCGGTAGCGATGAAATTCCTGAAGACTGGACTTGCGTAGTCTGCGAATCAGGTATCGCCTAACCCTAAAGACACGAACCCCCTGCACCGCATGGTGTGGGGGGTTTATCTTTTCCCTGACCCTAACTTTCTTGAATGACTATGTTGATAGGTCCGCCTGAAGATGGATCCAAACTAATAGCTACCGCGAGCGCAGTCTTAATATGTTCCTTCGCATCTTCAAGCGAGCAATTCTTTTCAACAATTGAATGCAGTGACCCTATTGCGTAATCTCCACCACTACCAATTCCGTAGAGCCCACTCGTATCTTTGCTCCACTCGTAGCCTTCACCCAGTTCAAATAGCTGACCCGCGATGGAAACTATAAGTTGAGATTCCTGAGCTCCATCTTTTCCGTATCCCGCAGCCTCGAAGCAGCTCCGGATAGTTGGAACCACTGAAGCGGAAAAAAATTTATCAAGTTTGCTGCCAGTCAGCTCTCCAGGATCTGGCAGCTTGATGACATCGGAAACTAAATTAATTGCTCTTAAATCACCAGCCGCACCAATTAAGTATCGATCCCTTTTTACAACTTTTCCATTGCTTTTCGGCAGAGTGTAGATGCGACCGCCGGAATCACCGCGGGATAGGCGAGAGTCGTAGCCAATAACTGACCAGCCATCACCTTGAATCGCAGCAATAGTTGTCATCTTTTAGTACTCAAACTCGTACGAGTCGTCTTCCTCATCCCAAAGTGGGGTACGAAGGCGCTCTTCGTATTTAATTGGATCCCAGTTATTAGTTTTTTCTGAGATGTCTTCCTCGTCGATAAGCTGATCCAAAGATAAAACCGCAGTGTATCCATCGTCTTCAAACATAATTACCAGCTTAGTGTCATCGTTCTCCGCGTCATCAACGATGGCAACTACAAAGGATTCGCCATCCCGGTTAGTGTGGTACGCGCTCTGGACAATTTCTAATTTGTTCATAGTAGCGAGATTACCGCAGTTCTACAAGGGCTATTTTTTACCGCAAATAAAGAAACCCCTCGCCGGAGCGAGGGGCTCTTTATATTTTTTGCTTAGGTGAGTAGTGACCTTAATGAGTCTGGCAATGCGTACATTGGATCATAATCTCCCGCCTCAATCTCCATCTCAGTCGGACCATTGAGAGAACTTCCCTTAGGGGGCTTTTGCCCTTCATAAAACATTGGGTATAGGACAACGCTCTGCGGGATAGCAAGTCCAACTTCTTGATTACCTCCCCCACTTAAATAACTACGGATAGCTTCTTTTCTAATGCTTTCCAAGTCATTATCTGCTTCGATGTCCATAACTACTTGTGTTGTCACCATTACGGCGACTCTGTATTCGCTTTTCACTTTGACTCCTTCGTCATTTTGTATTTTATTTGCGCTGCGAATCCAGCTGACCACAAAAGATAATAGCCAACTAGAAACCGCAGCAGACTGATTTCAGCTTCAGAGTATCTCCCAGTCAGCTTCATCATTTTTTTCTGGATCACTTACTTAGCCGCAACTAATCTTTTATTTAGTTGCATGTGCTTTGATGTTGATTTAGTTTGGCGATAACCGTATCTCGCTAAGCGAGCATAAATTGACGAGTGGTTAATACCCAGCAATTTACCTAGGCGAATGCCACTAACTCCACGCTCAATCTCTTGATGTAACAAAGCAACAAACTCAAGTGCCTCGTCATTATTTTTCCAGTACTGACGAGCCAGTGGAGAGAGTTCGATAAGCCTTGCTGCTACCGCAGGATCTAGTTCGACTTCGACAGACTCAAAGACATCGACAGTTCGGTTCGGAGCTACTGGTACTTCCAAAGACTTGACATCTTCAAAGTACATGCGAGGCTCTGCCGCAATCTGTCGCACGCGCTCACGAGTCATACCATGCGCACTAGCAATGCTTTGCAACGTCCACCCAGCTTCTCGCAACATCTTGATGTATTCATCTCTATCCGGACTGCTGTTTCTTGCTTTCAGTTCCTCGATAGTTGCTAAGGCTGAAGCCGGAAGCTGTTGATGTTGCTGCTTGATAGTTCGCTGCCCTACAGCTATTTTTTTCTTTCCTTCGATACGTGACACTTTTAATGTCCCTTCTTTTTGTAGTTTGTCATTTACTTACTTTTCTAATCTAACACCTCCTACCGCGCTTGTCAAACCCGCGCTAGGCAAAAACTAAGCGCACCACCAAAAGGGAGTAAGGTGATGCGCCTAGGGATAGGTTAAAGGGGTTAATCCCTATCCTTTATTCCGGAGCTGGGGCGAAGGGAGAAAGACCCGCTCTACGGAACTTTCCAACTTTAGCACAACTTCGGGCTAAGTTATTTCTTGCACTTACCGCAACACAAACCATGTATGTAGTTTTTTTCCTGCACTTTCATGGCTTGACCGCAACGCCAACAACTTAGATAAATGTAATTCATTACTTAGCCAACCTCTCCCACCTTGGATCTGGGGAAATTTTGGCTAGGTATGTGTAACGCGCTTTGTTAGCACACTCTATGTCACAAGCCCAGATATACCAATTATTCCACACAAACTTTCGTGGACTCTTTTGACCGCATCTTGCGCAACTTGCGCCAGATCCTAATCTTGTTTTCATTCGCACCCCTCACAAATTGTTTCGCTTTCCATAATTTCTTGGATCGCTTTTACTTCAGACTCATCCATTAGGTAAGCCTCACCGAAGCAAGTGATGTGTGTGCGCTTTCGTGGGTGTGCCTCAATTTCAGACTTAAGCGTGAAGCCCATGTGTTCGATACAAGTGGTGTGATTACCATCCCACCAGATTTGCTTTGTTTCCACTTTTTTCTCCTTTTGCGGAGTCCCTTAACTCCATAAATAAATTGTCCCACACTTTTTATTATTTGTCAAATAGAAAAACCCCCACCTTTCGGTGAGGGCTTTTCCTTATGCCTTAGGCGACTAAGTTGAATCTCCGACTTGGGTGGCGGTGCATTCCACCGTGCAAGGCGTGGAACTTACGAGCATTCTCTTTTGTTAAGACAATGTCATCCGCGTCGCAGGTATCGCAGATTACAAAGTGACCTACTGGAACTTTAATTGACCATAGAAACATGACCACTTTAATTGTTAAATCGTTAAGAGGCTTATACCTCACGCGATCAACTCCTTCAGTTGTTTCAAGCCCCTTTGACTTGATACCTCAATAATAAACTACACCCCTGACATTGTCAAGTTCATTCCGCAAAAAGTTTTATAACGAATTCGTTATGAAGGGAAAACATAATTTCAGCTTCCTAGCTTCCAGGCAGCTTACCTTCAGCGGCAAAGCGGCTAAAATTTTTTTCCAATCTGAGGCTGCAGCAGCAAATTATCTTTTCCCGCGCTGCTTTCCCGGAGGACCTCCCGCGCAAAAAGAAAACCCCCACATTTCTGCGGGGGCTTTCTCTTAAAGATTTATAGTTTTACCAACTCTTCGTGGCAACTTTTGCAAGACCAGTCTTCTAAAACTATTCCCTGATTAGCCGGAGTGTTGTAACCCTCTTTAACTAATTCGCCGCACAACGGGCATTGGTGAGATTCTTGGAACTTTAGCATTTACATCTCCTCCCCGGCTGGGTAGAACATTTCATCTGGGATGAATCCGTGTTCCTTAACTAGGCTCGCGCCAATTAGTAGCGCCTCTTCCGCGGACTTAGCGTCGCGCAGTAGAACCGAACCATCGTCGCCATCTTCATCGACGTAACTAACTAGCCACATACCCCAAGGCTCGCTGTACTCAGCCTTGACATCTTCGCGCAAATCGATCTCTTCTTCATCGCGAGAGTTGATTAAAAACCAATCCTCACTTGGATCTGCCAAGTATTCTTTTAGATACTCGTTCACGGTATTTCTCCTTTGTGATTATCGCCCCTTAGCGATAAAACTATTTAACCACATAACTTGCCTCATGTCAAGTCATCGGGAACTTTTAGCAATTAAATTTTCCGGAAGACCAGCCGCGGATCTGGAAAATTTCGGCCTGGAAAAGCAGCACAGAATTTTTTTCCGCAAGCTGGCGAGCTGTCTTCACGAGCTGTTCCCACGCAAAAGAAAACCCCCGCGCTAGGCGGGGGCATCTTGTTGAAGACTAGGCTTCGCAATCGTGACCGTAGTACCATTCGCTTGCATCGTCTGTGTTCATTAAGTCAAACACTCTGTTGCATTCTACGCATTTAGTTGCTGTGTTCATTTTCTCACCTCTCCCTATGTGATACCTAAATTGTCCCACACTAACTAAAGTATGTCAAGTCTTAGGGCAAAATAAAACCCCTGCGTGTTGCAGGGGCTTTATCTTTAATTAGTTATGCGTAGGAATTGGCAACCTTGCAAATACGAAATGGTTCGCCAGATGTTTTACCTGTATCCGCATCAATGTAAATTGGGTCGTTATCTTCCCAACTACCTGCATCGTAGCCATAGGCATCAATGCCGAAAGATAAGTTTCCATCATAACCACCTAGTGTGGAGAATTCGTGAAAGAGTTGCGCTGTCAGGTATGACGGGTCGCCTACTCTATCTGTTCGGGCTAATACATTTTCTACGGCGCGAACATTGTCTGTACCTGACCAATGCCCATAAAGAGCGATAGGCGATACATAGTTCTTACTTTCAATAACAATAAATGAGCGATTACCCACGGTGTTATTTCCCTTCTGTAAGTAAGCCCTTCTTACTTACATGAATGATTATTGCACACTATTTTCCGCGTGTCAAGTTTATGACAAAACAAAACCCCCGTGGAGGGTAAACACGGGGGCTTTGCGATTCACACGGTGACTAATCCGCTTTAATGATTATTGCACACTACTTTTTGTATGTCAAGTCTAAACCTAAACTAGCTCAGAAAATTTAATTTAATTTTTCCGGAAAGCGTGCAGCAAGCTTCCCGGCGCTGCGCGGCTCAGGTGGAAAAAAATTTTGAGCTGGAAAAATTCCTGAAGACGGACCCATCCAGCTTATTATTTTTTTCCGCGCTGCCCGCGTTCCGGCAAAACAAAAACCCCCCGCGTAAACGGGGGGCTTGTCTTTTCAAGTTATGCGTAGATAACTTTGAAAACTAGATCTTGAGCGTAGCGTTCCGCATCCATCCAAGCAGTTTCGCCTCTGAACTTCTTAGTCTTGCCGTTGTTCCAGACGATAGCAAGCATTCCATCCTCAGTAATTTGAGTGGTAATTCCGTGTCCGTAGTCTTTTGTTTCCATCTTGTCACCTCCCTTTTCTCTCCCTATGTAGTAATGGTAACACTACTATTTAAGGATGTCAAGTTAATCTGACAGTAAACTTTCTAAAGAGAAACTCCCCATTTGGGCTGTACCGCGTATCACCTTAAAGTCTTCACGATCTATAAACCTAGACTTTTCTAAAGTACCAAACGACTCTAGCCAAACTTCAGCTTCTCCGAGTCCGGAAAACTTTTTACTTGCCGCGCCAACTAAGTGTTGCACGTTAGGATCATAAACTTCTAACGCCCAGTTGTTATTGTCGGTGGTGGTTAATCTAAACTCAATGTCTTTCATCTAAAACCAACCCCTCATCTGTAAAACTAAACTCATAGCCTTCAGGCAGTTGATCAGCTAGATACTGGATACCAAAGTCCGCGACAACACTTAAGTCTTCAAGCATCTCATTTGTCGCCGCGCCGGATAAAAAGACGGGCTTATCTTCCGCCCAGACATCTGGAAGAATGTCGTAACCATACTTCATCGCTAGCTCAACAACCGCGACTCCGAAAGCAACTGAATTATTTTTTTCCAACTCAACCCAGACGCCGGGCTGTAACTCATCCGCGTTAATCATAACTATCCGTTCATAATCCAGTAGATGTTAAGAAAAAGTATGAATGCTATTGGAGCTCCAAGAATAAGGGCAACTAAAATAATTGACCCCGCGCCTTCCATAAAAAAGTCGGTGACTTTATCTAGTGAGTCCCTCATTAGAAAACCCTACCGTGTTCGTTCATAACTACCGGTTCGTAAACATCCATAGCCGAAGGACCTTCGTATGAGGCTTCGATTCTGTCTTGGCAGTCTTGGCAGTAGAAAGTTGGTGGTATCCAACCATCGTGATCGTGGTAGGTAGTTGCTTCAGCTTCATCGCAACTTTCGCAGTAAGTGTCTGCTGGTATTTCAATTTTTGTGTATCCCATTTGGATTCACTCCCTTCGTTGTTCTCTAAGTTTAGATGACTCTATGATACTTGTCAAATTAGAAAAGGGGCGAGTTTCCCCGCCCCTTCTCCGTGCGTCCCTACGCTGTTGGTGCTGGGCAGAAAGTCATTTCAGTATTGACCCTGATGGAACTAGTTTCGTAGTCCGCATCCACCCAACCGCGATCATCAGTATCTACCTGTGGCTCTTCGATTTGCGCCCAGACCGGTACTTCTAGATCCGAGATTTCTTGTTCAGTAAGTTCACGGCTTGTCGTGAAGATTACTGTCATTCTGTATTCATACATTGAATACTCCCTTCCTTATGGAATGATTCTATAATGATTTTATTTCTTTTGTCAAGTTATTCCGAAGACTCATTTATGGCGTGTCTTTTATGACTTGATCTATCCCTGTTCCGCCGGGTTCGTCTGTCTAAAAACTTAAAAGATTTTTGGTTCAAGACATAATTACCGCGAGCTTGGATCAAACCATCAAGCGGCTTTTTCTTTTTCAACGCAAACTCCTAGAAATTTTTTTCCATTCTACCGCTGCCCAGAAATAAAGAAAGGCGGGTTTCCCCGCCCTTCTTCTATGCGTCCCTCAACGCCACTTACCACGAGCTTTGGTAAGAGAAACCCCAGCCCTCTGGAACATTGGCTAGTACGCGCTCAAGTTGCTCAATGGTGTCGTCAATCTGTTCCCAGTACCAATCGTCAATTTCATACGACCCGAAAAAGAAACCTGCTGACGGTGGTAGCAAACTCTCCGCTGTATCTTTATCTTTGCTTGCAATTATTATTTTGCAGATACTTAACAATTCCTCTAACTGTTCGCTAGTTACAGAATACTCCGCGCAGTTGTCTTCGCCGTTTTGCACATTGTCTACAAACCAGTTATGGATTTGGTTCGCCTTGCGCCAGTAGCCAACTTTAACCTTGACCGTAATTGACGGATACTCTTTGTTTTCAAAGCTCTCCGCGCCAAGTGCTTCCCGGATTTTTCCGTAAGCATTTCTTTTTTCCTCTGGCAGCCAAGATCCGTCGGATAGGTATTCGCTTGCGTATAGGTACTGATCTAGTCCCATTTTAGTTTTCTCCCTCTATTGGTTCGCAGATAGGGCAGTAGCCCTGTTCACCCTCACACACCTTGCAAAACGGTGTGCAGTCGTAACCGCCCTCATGTTCTGGGCAATCTATCATTTCGTGATTACACATTTGGTTCTCCCTTGTTAGTTGAGCTTTACGCTCTATGATGATTATAAGTCATACGCCTGACATTTGTCAAGCATCTTCAGAAACCCGTATTTCCATTTCTTCTGTCCACGGTACGTCCGTGACTATGTGACCAATCCGGTTACAAACCTTAAACCCAGTTGTAAGGTAAGTTCCGCTATCTCCGTCTACATAAGTCCAGATGTGGTTCTTAGGCTGTGAAAAAACATACTTGACTTCTTCACCGTAGGTTTCGTAAAGTACCCCACCCCAGCTCGCTTCCTCATCTAGCCAATTTTTTTCTGGCTTGTAGAACTCGTCCCATTCTTCAATCGTGGTTACGTTCACCGCAGTTCTCCTAACGTGCGTGGTGTCCAATGTAGGTCGCGTTCGATAGCGGGTACTCCGCCAAAGACCGTAACGCTTTCTAGTTCTTGTAGGCTAAAGTATCCAAGTTCTGTTTCAAACCCTTCAACCAAACCGAAGAAAGTGTCTACGCCGTCAAACTCTGTGGCGTACCATCTCCAACCGGTATAGGGGCTGAAGAACTTTACAACCGCAACCGCTTCCTCGCCCTTGCCATCTTGCGAATAAAGCTCTGGCAACTTTGCCGCCAGTTCCTTCGTTAATAATTTATGTCCGCGCATTTTCTTTTCCCTTCTGTGCGCTTTCCGTTATGATGAAAGTATAAACGAAAGAGGGGCAAGTTGTCAAACTCACCCCTCTCACCGTGTCTAATACTCTGCTTGGGTTATACCCGTGCCTAACTCTTTGGCTAGGTTGTAGATGTCTGTGATGTCTACTCTGCGAGTTTCGCCCTTATTGTTAAACGCGATAGCCCAACCGCTTAGGTAGCGATACTTCTCCGCGCCAGTTTCCATTAGGACACACACCTCTCCGTCTTTGAGGTGGTTTCCAATAATGACTTCCCACGCAAGATCGTCATACTCGTCGGTTTCTTCATTGAATTGACTCCATTGAAGACCGCCGCCATCACTATCCGCGTCCAAGATTCCGTAGCCAGTTTCCTCGCCAATTTTTTGCTCAATGACCGTAACTTCGTAGTTCGCCATTTCAGTTTTGAAAGCTTCCGCGTCTTTTACTAAAAAGTAATTGGTGCGGGTTTGTCCGTAGTAGTTTGCCATTTTGTTCCCTTCTTTCTGAAGCTCCCTGCTTCATACCTTGATTATAGTTCTATTATTCCTCGGTGTCAAGATCATCAGCAAAACCGACAGCCGTGGCTATTGCGTGGTCAATGTCGTCACAAATTAAATCCAGATGTTCGCCGTCCATTGAATAGAAATCAAACCACGGGTTAAAGTAAAGATGCCAGTTATTTTTTTCCAAAGCTTCCCGGAGTTGCTCATCAGAAAGAAAACCGGAAGCAGCCAAGTCCCAACAATCCCGAATTATGATTTCTTCGTTGGGGCTAGCTAACCGCATCTCACCGTCACAAAAGATTTGGGCATACGGCTCTCCATCAAGAATCACCGTGCCTACCAAGTCGTGACCGTACATTCGGTAAAACATTGGATCGCGAGCTCCCTGAACCGGTTCGTTATTTTTTTCCCAATCAATCAGCAGCGTCGCCATTACAACTCCTCGCCGTTCTCGTCTTGGAAGATTAGGTCGCGCAAGTTCGGCTGGTGTCCGTAACCACAACCAAAATCTTCTATAACCCAGTCCTCAATCCAATCAACCGCTTCGGTGGCGTTAATTGGGCGAAGCCCGGTCGCCTCAAACATATCGTCCGAGATTTTCTGAAAGTCGTAGGTCACAACTTTCATCACGTTAATTTTTTCCATAGCCTTACTTCCCTTCATTCAATTTGTTCAACACCGCGTTTAGCGTGTCGTAGAGTTCTTCGTCTTTTGCGTAGGTGTCGCCGTCGTCAATCGCGTGTACCCATTCGCTGATGCTGTCGTCCCAGACAGTTCCGTCGTTTAGGAAAGAGTCCATATTCGACTCCACCACCCACTCGTTCGTGAGCGTGTTGAAATAAACTATAAAGTGATGTTGCATTAGAACCCCTTACTCTCTAATAGGTTTAGTGAGGTACACATAACAACTGTTGTTAGTTCCTCGCCAACTCGCGCCCAACGTAGTGCGCTTGCCTCGTCGCCTTGCTCTAACCGTGTCTTAGACATAGAAACATACTCTTCTGTAAGTTCAGCAAGTGCTTCTAGAATGCCTTGACCGTTGTCTGACTTTAGTATTTCTTGCGCTAAGTTGTAGCGAGCTACCGCGCGTGTATCGTGCGTTGAGATTGTTCTCTGTGACATTTTGTTTTCCCTTCTGTATGCCATTAAGTAAATGATACATTACCTCTATGACAAAGTCAAACTGAACCACACCTGGCCGGCCACAAAAGATAATTATTTTTTCTGGCGGCTGACCAGCTTATGGACAGCTTAAAATTTTTTTCCAACTCCGGCAAAGCAAAACCCGAAGTGATTTTCCACTCCGGGTGCTTCAGCTAATTTAATTTTCCGACCGTAGCTTTATGACCGGCTGCCCTATGTTTATACTCCCCACTGCTTCAGAGTTTTTTTGTTATACCGCTGTTACATAAGTCGTCACCTTTTGGTAGTCCACGTAATCAACGTGAGTTTCAATCTCGCCGTTGCGATCAACCGTGTAGGTAAGTTCTAGCCGTTCTTTGTCGGCGTTGAGTTCCCAGTTTGTGAGTTGCGATTCTGCTTCCCACGCCCACGGATTGTCGATCAGGAAGTCTTTGTACTTGTGAATGTATTCATCAAGTGAAAAGTGATCCACTACGTCGCCGTGATCCACTAAGTAGTAGCTGTATTGTTTGAACATTTTTTTCTCCCTTGTTTTGTTCATACCTGTATTGTACGCCGCTGACCTGACATTTGTCAAGACGAACGAAAACCCACACCGGAAGTAAGAGTGTGGGCTTTCGCTTTAAACTGTCGGACAGCTGACACACGCTGGAAGGACGATACTCCCCGACAGAGGTTTATTCAGTTATCGCTTGCCGACCGCCGTCAAAGCTTTGGCGCAAGCCTGTCCGATTGTTTTGGAGGCTTCGACTGGATCACTAACTCCCGTTAGTGGCTTGATCGAAGTACCGTCTAGAAGATTCTTGGCGTGGTAGCCGTTATGTCTTCCATCGAATGGTAACCATAATACCGCGACTCCAGCCTGTTCACACCGATCAATCCATCGGCGAGCCGCTTTGAGTTCCTTGCCTGTGTAGCAACCATCAGAAACTACAACCAGTAGCCGTGCGCCTGTGCCGTGCAAAAGATTTAACGAACCGTCTAAGACTTTAAAAGCTTTATCAAACTGTTCTGTGCCGTCCATAGCGGAATAAACATCAACGTCAGTTAAATGCTGACCGGCTTTGAGAGTTGGGAAAACGTCGTTGCCGTAGTAGACCATCGCGCATCTTCCTTGCACGCGCTTTGTGGCTTCTGACATTACCCACGCTGTTGTCGCCATCGGTTGCATCGCATCGCCCATCGAGCCTGAAATGTCTACCATCACGCCAACCGAAAGTGTTGGGTCGTCGGTGTGCTTTCGTATTGTCCTGCGCCACGCTTCTGTCGGTGCAGTCATACCGCGCGACCGCATAGCCGAGCCTTGCACTAACGCGCGAGTACGCAAGCGACCTGGAGGCAGAACGCTAGAGATTTCAATTTCATCGCGCTCACGGTACTTTGCCTTTTCAAGCATCTGTGCAATCGTCACCGCTGCTGACCGCTCTTGCGTAGTTGGCTTGCGAGTTTCTATTCTGCGACTCATTGTGTCTGTTTCTGGTTGAGGTCCTGTGCCTTTACCAAAACATTCTGATGCTTCTTCTTCGTGTTCCTTTTTTTCTTTTGACTCACTTGACCGGCGACTAACTTCTTCGTCCCACTCTTCTTGCATTTCTTGATCTGCAAGTCTGCCGTAGTTTTTGATTTCAATTTCTTCGCCAGCTTCGGCAAGTGCTTTCATAATATTTTTAATTGCTTGTTGCTGTGTTGCTGTATCTTCACCGCGCTCTTCTTTAAGTTCGCGAACAATCTTTGCCCACTCAATCGCAAGAGGATAAACAGGCTCTAGGTTGTCGTGTTCGTTGTGCATTAGAAACTTGCGAATAATTGCAGACAACTTCAAAACAACATCTTCGCCAAGATTTGCATTTACTGCAGAGATCACTTCTGATACTTCGTCAATCTCTAACACACCGCCGAGAACGCGAGCGTGTACTAAGCCAACGATCTGCGCCAACTGTTCGATCGAGTTATCTTCGTTACCTGCTGATGTAACATCGCCAAGAACAATTTCCATTACGCAAGCGCGTAAGAAAACTAAATGACTTTCGTCTGCTTCGATTCCAAACTTTTCAATGCGCGACTCTTCTAAAAGTGCTAGTGCTTTGTACTCATCTTCTTTCAAAGCAAGTTGAGCCTGTGCTAAATCCCATCGTGAGTACTTAGCGTGAAAAGCTTCGTGGATAACCGCGCCAGTTGCTTTAGGAAATTCGTATTGAGTTTCGCTTTCGTTTATGTCGCCAATCATTTCCGGCAAAACATATTCGCCAAAAGCAGCAATAGTGTTTACTTCAACTTCTGCAATTCTTGGTTTGTAGCAAGCAGGAGCTCCACTACCTGACTCTGGACTTGCAAGCCCAACTAAATCGTTTCGGCCGGCCACCTTGTTTACAAAAGTTCCAATTTGTGATCCAACGACGTACCACTCTGGGTATGTCTTTCCACCTGTGGTGGTGTCTGTGTCAATGTGTGCCATTGTGTCCTTCTCTCTTTCGTAGTGTGTCATTTACGATAGTACATTAAATCTATAATGGTGTCAACTTAGGGGGTGGGTAGGGAGTCGCGACACCACGTGCGACCCCCCACCCTGCAAAGATCCGAGAAGGGAGTTATCAGATCTTTGCTGGTTTGCAGTCAGCCCCGAATACGCGAGATAAAACATCTGCCACAACTGGGCGATCAATTTCTGGCGAGGCTGCTAACAAGTTTGATACTGCGAACGATTGCCCGAACACAGTTGAGATATCTCTGAAAGCAAGTAGTTCGCGCATCTGTGGAGCCCAAGAAACTTCACCTGATGCTTGCTTCTTCGATAAGTTTTGCGCGACAGTAACCATTGATGTTGGAACACCAAGAGTACGAGCAAGTGACCAATCAGTTGCCATCTCTGCTTGAACAGTAAAGCGAGATAGTAAGGCTTCCGAAAGTCGAACGCCCGGCGCGTTTGGATTAGTGGCAGCAACTACATAAAAGTTTGGATCTGCTTTTACAGTTCCGCGTTCTGGGTTTGCTGTGATACCAATTTCTCTGCGACCGTCCATTAGTCCATAAATAATCGAAAGTACCTTTGGATCAATCAGACCAACTTCGTCGATGAAATAAACTGCACCCTCTTCGGCAGCTTTTACAAGATCGCCATCGACCCATTCAAAGCCACCTGATGGAGTTTGAACATAGCCACCAAGTAGGTCTGCAACTTCTGTGTCGCCAGTTCCAAGTAGCGTGTACATATTTTCACCAAAGGCTGCTTCGACTAATGCAGTCTTGCCACAGCCAGGTGCGCCATAGAGAAGTGTAAACATCGGCGCACCAACACTTGTTGAGAATGCGTTAGTAGTTGCTTCACGAGCTTTACGCAAAGTTGCAACATCTTGGTGATCGCCCCACTTGCGAGCGTGGTACTTGTCACCATTTGGACGACCATAAATTTCTTCGTCAGAAACTACTGCTACTGCAGAAATACTTTCGTCTGACACTATGATTGCCTTTGGCTTCGTGGTGCGAGGTGCGCGTTCCTTGTAGCGACCTTGTGGCAACACCTGTGCGTTGATACGCATCGAGGCATCTGCATCGACAGGTTGCGACAAGAATTCATCTAAGGACTTAGCAAATGCTTCACCTAGAATTTCGTACTTTTCAATAATTGTAGTCATAGTTTTACTCCCTTACTTTGACTCTGGAAAGATCTCTGCAAAGCCTTTTGCTTTACGAGTCTCACCAATTCGATAGATAACTTTTGTTAGTGGCTTGCCACTAGCGATTGCATCAAGATCACTCTTTGATACTTCTACGAAAAATGGTTCGCCAACCATCTGTGCAAAGTGCGTTAAATTTCTTAGCGTTGAGCGTATGCTGTTGCCAGAGTTAACGCGATCAAATCTATGTTCAGGTGTGTTCTGACCATCTGCGTTGATCAAAGCCGGCAGCAACGGCGCAGTACGCCATTGTCGCTTTGGCTTATCTTTTGAAAGCTCACGCGCGTAAACGTGTGCGCCAACGAATTGACCTAGTTCAGACACACCATCTGGTGTGAAGAACATCTGGAAAATATTTCCATTCTTTGGTCCTGCTGTTGTGTTTACAAACTCTGCGTACATCGCAAAGCCTTGTACTGACTTGGTGGTGTCAGTTACATATTCGACTGGTGTAGTCACTTGGTGTTGCTCCCTTGCTTGTTGTAGGTGTCATTTTGTCTTACGTTCTAAAGGTACATTAAATCTATGATGGTGTCAAATCGGGGTAGGAGTTTTTCTAAGGAGACCTACCCCGACCTGACGATCTACTTACTTAGTCTTTACAACTATGTAAGAAGTTTCTGTGGCACACGCTTCAGCAGCTTCAGGAAATACTTCCTTCAACTTCTTGGCATCTATACCTGCGCGTGTTTGCGCTTTTGCAGTTAAGCGAACGATACCTTTAATCGTTCCCTCTTCCGCGCCATCAAGGTAACCCATCAGAGTTGCCTTAACTTTCTTCTCGCTCTCTTCAAGAGCCTTTAGTGTTGCGCGAATGGTGTTGAGTTCAACGATTGCTTTCTCTGCATCTGCAGGAAGTTCGATCGTGGTGCTTTCGATCTCAACGGCGGTTGTTACCTTTGTCGTGCTAATGGTTGAAGTACTCACGGGTGAGTAGCTCCCTTCATCTTGTGCTTCGATAGACCATCTAACGAAGTATGAACACTCTAACATCGCTCTATGACATTCGTCAAATCGGGGTGTCGTTGTGCTTTATTCAGTTATAGTTACGACATTACAGTATGGATCTGACATTGTCAAATCCCTTCGAGCAAAAGCTTTAATTATTTTTTCTGCCTAGGGCCGCAGAATCCGCCGGTGCAAAATCTTTTCGCAAAATTTTTTCCGCGTCAGGGCAAAAAGAAATCCCTTCTCGGAATCTCAGTTCCGAATTAAAGGGATTAGTTTTTTTACGATACACCAGGGAAGTGCGTATCGCTACTTTGTCATTGCCCACATCTTGTCGAGCTGTTCATCAAGGCGACGCTGGATCTTTGCGTACTTAACTTCATCGAATACCCAAGGATGTTCTACCGAAGTAACGCTTTTTTGCTGACGTTTGCTTACTAGCTTGTAAACAATTGCGAACGCCAGGCCGGCCGCTCCAATAATTATTAGTTCCATTTTTTCTCCTTCATTGTGTCGATTGGGCGAGGGAGCAACGCACTCCAATGACCCTGTCTTACCTAGTGCAAGACCCAATCGCTTTATAACTTTATTGTAGAGAGTTTTCTAGCCGGTGTCAAATTACTGTGGCTTGCGAGTTTTTATGTCAATGACTGGAGCAACTTCTTCAGGCTCTGACATTTCGTGTTCCCACTTCACGGTGTCGTACATTTCCCAGATTTCATCATCCGTGAAATTTTCGTGCAACCAAATAGCAGCACGACGGTCGTTGATTGGATTTTCGTCTACTGGCTTAGCAGTTCCGAAGATGTTACCCATAAGGGCTTTGTATGCGTTTTCACTTGCTTTGTTTGTGTTTTCCATAGTGACTTAAGTATTGCATACATCTATGACATTTTCAAATACCGTTGAGTCATCCGTTTTCTGAGTAGGACTTCAGACCGGCTGAAGGGCTCGGAAAAAATATTATCTCTTCCGTTGAGCTGGGAGTTTTTCAAAACTACCCTCGTCATCCTCGTCATCCTCGTTGAGTCGGTCAGTATCCGATATGGGCAGATCGGTAATTATTTTTTCCGTTACGGTCATCTCTGGAAAAGCGAAAGCCCCCCAGTAAATGCTATGGAACAAATTTGGGGGGCTTTCCGTTTGTCGCTAGAGCTTCCCCACCCTTGGCGACGGTTCAACTATAACACGCAGCGTCATCCGGTGCAATAGCAGGCCGTTAATTTTTTTGCGGGGGAAGTGTGGTGGTACCGCACATTGCCAGGCCGTTAGCTGCTAGCCGCTAGCTACTGGCCGTTAATATCTTTTACCGTTAACCCGCTGAGATTGGATCCAATTCCTGTACTTGCTCGCCGCTGCTTTGGCTGGCCGTTAATATGTGTAGAAGTTCTAGTGCTGCGTTTGCTCTGGCCGTTACCCGGATATGTTCCTCGCGGGTCTTGCATAGTGGGATGTCTGAGGTTAGCTCGCCGCTTAGTCTCGCCGCTGCTTCTATAATATTTTTTTCCACGGTTAGGCCTCGCCGCTTTCTTCAGAATTTTTTTCCAGGGGTTCCTGGGAAGTTATGGAGTACGTAGCTTTACCGCTGGCCGTTGAATCTTCAACCACCTCAGCATCAACGATATTATTTTTTTCCGCTAAGCTCGCCGCTATCCCGGCAGCACCGGAGGCAAGCCGCTGCAACCGTTCGGCAACAATCACATGCGGAGGCCGCGCATCGTTAACTTCGACATCAACGCTGAGTTCGGTTCCTCCGCGCACGCCGGCGCGGTCAAGAATTTCTGTAGATGCTTTTAGGCGTACCGGTTCCGATTCGGCATTCTCCATGAGTTCTTCTAAAACATCGACGGCGAAGGGGGCAGCTTGGATCAGCTTGCGTCTGGCCCGTTCAACATCTTCACCCGGTTTGCGCACCGTCTTTAAATGCACTCGGCACAGGCCGTCATCCTTGACACGACCCGATGCCCATAACATACAGCGCACGCCGTCTGATTTCATAATGCGGCACCGATGGGGCAGGCCTGCAAGTGCACGGTTAGGGGACTTAGGTCCACCGTTGTCTTGTTCCGTTTGCCAAGCACGGGTAGCTCCGATAACCCATGGCGGTACGATCTTGCAGGCCGCATCGTCGACCAGCAGATCAAGACCGGTTAGGAAGTCAGAGTTATGATTTCCTGGATCCGCCAGGAGAGGCCGCTTCTCAGCTAGGGAAAGCAGACGTCGTTCCTTTGTGGACTCAGCAGATCTCGCCGCTATCAAACCGGTCGCCGCTCCGGATTGGTCATAGACCGCATCCCAGTTCAGATGGGCACGCCGTAATACTTGACGGTTCTCAAAGGTGTCCTCGCAGACTCCTTTCTCGTGCTCTATAATACCTAATTCCGATAGGTCAGGCCGCCTGTCATAAGGGGCTTCAACAATCGGTTCACTGTCCGTTGGGTCTGCAGCAGGCCGTTCGGGTGGAAAAAAATTTTGGATGTCTGACATCTGTTTACCGGGCCGTTAACTTTCTTGTCGGGAAATGGAAAATATAATTTCTGGGGGCCAAGCCGCTGCTAAGCTGAGCCAGGCCGACTCAACCCCCAGAATTTTTTTCTACTTCTTTGGGGCGGTCTTCTTTGCTGGGGCTTTCTTAGCCGGTGCTTTCTTTGGGGCTGGGGCTGGAGCCTGGGTTGGCTTGCCGTCATTTACCAGGCCGTCGCCGTCGCCGTCACGAACAAAACGACCGGTTTCATCGCGGGGAGTTGCGATGTAAACATCTGGGGCTGTGGTTTCGCCGGCAAGGGACGGGCCTGTTCGGCCTGTGGAGGCGGAGGCAAAAGATGTTAGGACGGAGATCAACGCCGCTCCAGCAGCTACGGTAACTGCGTCTAGGGTGGAGGCGGTAAAAACGCCAGCAGCATCTGCGCCGACGGTGGCTAGGAGGGTCTGGGCAAAGGTTTTGATTGCCCGTTCTGCCACGGCCACTAAGAAGTTGGTGCTATACATAAATAGTTCCTTTTGTCAAGTCGGACACGAGGTGTTCCGATAACCAAAGGATAGTTAGTATTTTATCGGGCGAAAAAAATGGCGCGTGGAGAGAGACGCGAGGTGTTTTGACCTTTCATAAACAAATATGTAGATTCTTTATGGGAAAAGGATTTTCTATAATGAAGTTTTATCATAGAGTTTATCTCTAAAAACTGTTTCTAAATTATATTTTTAAGTCCCGGATTTTGCGGTGCGTCACGCAAACGTTTGAGTCAACCCAGATTGTGAATCCATTTTCGATGGCGGAATAGCACCAAGAAAAATCCTCACCGACCATAAGTTCAGGTCGCTCATCTCCGCGATTCAACCTTGCAAGTTTGAACCAGGGACGAGGCATTGACTCAAAGACACCTGACTTGATGCAGACAAATCCAAACCCAACTGCACCTGCTTGGAATATATCGGTTCGGAATTTTACGTTGGCTTTTTCTAGCCGAAGGAAGCCGTTGACAACTTGGACTGGCACACTCTTTTCGTCGTCCAAAAGGTAGAGACCGGAGACAACGTCAAGATCTGCAAAATATAACTTTAGAAAATCTTCAGGTGTCCAGACAATATCCGAATCAATCCAAAAGATTTTGTCGTAGGTAAACCTGCCCATAGCGATTTGCTTTTTATCATACCTAAGCTCTCTACCACCCATGGCGGTTGCTTCTCTGGCATGAGGTACGAAAGAGGAATACTCCGACAGGAATGTAAAAGTGATCCCCTCTTCAGCCAACCTTTCGCAAGTTGCCATCAAAGATTTAACATAGTGCGCATCCATTGAGAACCCAGGAGTGGCTATCACCACGTTGAAATGTTTCATCGGGATAGGTACAAGACTCTGTCGGTACAGGCAGCAAACTCTGCTTCCTCTAGGTGAGGGAATTCCATACTGACAAAACCCTCACCGTCAGGATATTGCGTCAACCCAAAACTCATTCCAGTTTCTTTTTCAAAGATTTGGATAGCATCTTTCTCATCTGCCTCTATGATGTATGCGCCATAGAAATCCAACTCTTTGTCCCAGTCTTTGAAGTTGTTTCGGTTGAACACAACTGTCCACGTCATTAGTTTCTATCCTTGCGCCCTCGTGCAATGTTTTCACAATGCTCGTATGAGTCGATAGTTTTAGTTAGTCCGCAAGACGGCAAGCAACCAAATGATCCAGAAAAGTTTCCGTTAGCTGTTTCTGTCTCTGCTTGACGAACTCTCATTCTGGTAATTGACTCACGAATCTCATCGCCAATCTTTTTTCTCCAGTAAAGCTCTTCGCTTAATGGTTCGTAAGAATCCGCACTCATGACTAACGCTTCTTACCCTTGTGAGGATAGCCAGTCTTTTTCTTGTTCATGGATCCTGGAACTCTGAACCCACCCTTGTTAGGCGTGTTCTTTTTCCGAATCTCTAATGCTTCGACAATTTTGTCGTAATGCTTTCCCATAACTATCTGCTCACTCCTTCTCGTTCTTCTCTACAATCTTGACACAAAAAGGCATCGTAACCCGTTGCGTATGAAGTCGGCAATCCTTGTTGAGTTATTGGAACTATACTCACAATCGAGTCTAAACTTCCGCATGAATCGCATTTCAGATCTGCTGTCCAAGTAATTTTCTTAGGTGGATCCATAAGAGCCAAGGCTGTAATTCCACGAGTCAAAGCGTGTAGACCTGCTGCTCCAGTTGTTTTACACAAAAATGGACGAACATCTTCTGCATGTAAAACTGATCTAAGATTTTTACATTTGCAATCTATTCGCGTGGTCACACATACCCAACCACGATCAGTCAGAGAATGTCTAGCTTCTGGGTGTCCGCAGATGCAGATGTTTTTGTTGTGTCCTTTATCTCGCCTAAGACTCTGATCAATCTCAATTGCTTCCTCTAAGGAAACACCTAAGGCTTCTAAAGCACTTTGCGCACTAACGCTTTGATTCTCACTCATTACCTAATCCTTCATTTCTTAGTTGTTGGGCTAATTTGGCAAAACTAACTTCGGTATCAATTCTCATGTTTAATTCTTTGTGTAACTCCAGTAGCACTTTTAATTGCTTCATCTTTTGATACCAACGAAAAATAGCAATCGCAGTAAATGCCCCAAGAAATGCTCCTAGGAACGAGATCAAAAAACTACCAATCAGCTCTGGCATTTCAAAACCTTATCCACTCCGTATGGCATTCCATCATCAATCATTTTTTCTGCGAGCGTATACATATGCTCTCTCCACCGGTCGTCGTATCCACCATCTGGAAAAAGATATTCCAGCAAAGCTTCCGCGACTTCCTCTAACTTCCTCTTAACCAGGCTCACTAATCCTCCTAAAAGTTTTCCACAGGCTTCCCTGTACTTCACTCACTCTACCACAAAAACTATACACTATGTACTATGTAGCAACTTCAACTGGTTTTTCTAGACCCTATACGCGTGCGCGTACGCGCGTACTAGAAATATAGTTCAAGTTACTACATACATACATTGTTACATGGTCTTACTATCCAGATTTTTTAGCACCCTATCGAAATTCTCTGATAGTAACTTAGAAGGCCTTAACCTTATACCACACTTCTAAACTCTTGTCAACCCACTCTTTTTTCAGTCCAAACCCAGAAAAGTTATCCACAGGCTCTCTCAGAAGATTTCCCTAAAAACCTCTTTATTATCTTTTCCCAGTCTTTTTATTATCCAAAACAGGCCTCCCAATTTCCCTTTTCTATTATAGAATATCCTCCTAATCGCACTAAATTTAGTACTAAATTTAGTACTATCTTTATAAAAAAATTCCTCAAAAATACCCCCCTTTTCTCCCACCCCCTCCTCGCCCAGTCCGCCCACCGCCAGTCGTTGACAAAGCACCCTGTCAGCCCTATCATTTCGATATGACCAACGAAAACCCAAACAAGCACCTATATATGGATGCCCAGAAATACAGCGAACTTATTCAGATAGCCCACAGCTCCTACATCCAGAGCAGGTTATACGGGCAAAAGGAAAGTCATATTGCCGATCTTGCCATAGAAACTGCCTCATTTTTTGAAGCTTTCTACCACATTATGGACGCATACGCGGACGTTACCAGGACTCCTAACTTCACCATTAAGGTTAAAGAGGGCAGCGATTCTAACGCGTATTGGGATGAGATTATGAAAAAAGTAAAGGCTCAGGCAGCCGAAGAAAAGAAACAACCAAAGAAAGAAAGAAAACAGGTTAAAGAGAAGTAATGAAAAAATTACTAGAAAAAATTAAAACCAACCGCTTCATAAAAAAGCATGTTGGCAAATCGATGTATTGGGATTAGGGAGTAAAAATGTTTACATCATTACTTATTTTCGGCGCAGGAATGATAGCCGGTGTTGTGTTAGTTGGTATTGTACTTAATCTAACGGTTCTAAAACAGGATCGGTGGAAGTAGTGCTATTACGAGAAGTTATAGGAGAAAACTTAAAGGCTGAAAGAATCTCCCAGAACAGGACTCTTAGAGATGTTTCTGGAACAGCGTTTATGTCTTTAGGATATCTTTCTGAACTAGAACGTGGCATAAAGGAAGTCTCATCAGAGATGCTTGAGCCAATCTGCAAAGCTTTAGATATCACCGTTCCAGAGTTACTCACCAGAGTTGCATCGGATATGGAACTCTTTGACAGGGTCGAAGCAAGTCTTAGTTACGTCTAGATCAGGAGTGTAGTTAATGGAATCAAGTCTGCTTCACATGTGTCGAATACCGACAGAAAAAAGCATCACCATACAACATAAAACCTCTGATACATGCCCTATGTGTCAAGCAGAAAAAGCATTGTGGGCTGTACAAGAACTACACAGAAGTGCAAGTGGGGTATGTTTTACTTGCAGTGAGATAGCTAAAACTCCAATTCCTTATCCTTGCGAAACTTTTAATTTAGTACAACCCTTTTAGGAGAGGTAATGAAAAAGAATAAAGAAGCAGTAAAGCGAGTACGCAAACTACATCGTCCAATGATCTGGAGCTTGCAAGATGTTAAAGACGTATGTTCAGAATGTAAAGTACCTTACCCTTGTAAAACAATCACAGCATTAAATGGTGACTAATGGCAGCCTCTGATCTATCTGATATCCCAGATGATAAACCTGTCGGCAAGTATTGCGTATGCAATAACTGCAAAATTTCAAGAGAAGAAGGTAGACAAGAAATTCGCAAAAGTGTTCTAGAAATACTTCAGAACCGACACGAAGATTTACTCTCTTGCACAAAAGAGGACAGTTGTCATGACTTAGCAAGAATTGTTGATGTCTGTATTCAAGACATAAATGAGTCATTCAAATAACTATCAAACCTACAAAAAGACAGTAGACTTAACTCGTTAAGAGGAGTTAGGTAGTTATGGCTGTTTACCACAGAAAACCAGCAACAGTAGATGCCGTGCAATGGCTTGGAACTAATGAAGAAGAAATGATTGAACTTCTCGCAAGCACTACGTATATGTCCTATAGAAACCAAGTAACAAACATGTTGGTCTTTGATGTTTGGTCTGAAGGCTCTGTACAAAGAATAGTTTACAAAGATGTTGTTATTAAAAACAATTTAAACGAACTAACTATAATTAGTGAAAAAAGTTTTCAACAAAATTACGAATTGCTAGAGGACTAGTTTTATGCAAAAAGACAAAGTAATTCTTGTAGATCTTGATGGAACTATTGCTTTACCTGATCCAGAAATTAGAGATCCCTACAACACCGATTTTGAAAAACTAATCCAAGACGGTCCAAATAAACCAGTAATAGAAGTAATCCGCTGCCTATGGGAAAAAGGGTATAAGATCATCTACATCACAGCTAGAGATTCTTTAGGTGAAGAGGGAACTCGCGAATGGCTTCGACTATTTGCTCCCCCGTATATCAATCTCTATATGCGTAAACACAATGACTTTCGCAAAGACGCTATAGTAAAGAAAGAAATTTATGAAGAAAAAATTGCTCATCGTCATGATGTGCTTTGTGTTTTTGATGATCGTCCGCAAGTCGTAGAGATGTGGCGCGAGCTTGGGCTCACCTGTATGCAAGTTGCGCCAGGAGATTTTTAATGTGTAATGATAACTCACAGTTTTCTTATTCAATGCGCGATGCGCAAATTTCTACTACCGAAAAACTGTTTGAAATATTATCTAAATTGAGCAGTATTAGAGCGACTGCTGAAGTACGCGGAGAGTCTGAACAGTTTATTCTTGGAGTCTTAGCAAGTGCTGAAGTTGTAGAAGGCGCAATCAATGGGGTTTCAAACAAAAATACTTTGAGTATTCACCACCCCGACCAAATACCCTTGATTTAATACTGCTAGTATTCTCAAGACACATCAAATACAACAAACCCAAAAGGAATACACCTATGTCTACCGTCACTTTTTCATTCCGTCTTAACGAAGAGTTTCTTGCTTCTTACCGAGACAAGAAAGCACCGTTTGGTTTCCGGGATGCAGGTGGCAACTCCGTAGGTGAAATTACTTTCCTACGCACTTACTCACGCAAGAAAGAGGACGGCACTAAGGAAACTTGGGTAGATGTTTGCCAGCGCGTAATTGAAGGTATGTACTCACTTCAAAAAGAGCACTGCAAAACTAATCGTTTACCTTGGTCAGATGCTAAGGCTCAGGCTTCTGCAAAAGAAGCTTTCGATCGCTTATTCAACTTGAAGTGGACTCCACCAGGGCGCGGTCTTTGGGTTATGGGAACTCCGATTGTTAACGTACAAAAGAACTCAGCAGCGCTTCAAAACTGTGCGTTTGTCTCGACACTTGAAATGACTAAGAATAATCCTGCTAAGCCATTTGGTTTCTTAATGGAAGCATCAATGCTTGGCGTGGGCGTTGGTTTCGATGATAAAGGCGCTGAAAAAGAATTCACTATTCACGCACCTAAGTCGGAGTGCACAACAATAGTTATTCCAGATACCCGAGAAGGTTGGGTTGAATCAACTGTTGAACTTATCAACTCTTACTTAAAAACAGATCAGAACTGCCTAGAGTTTGACTACTCAGAAATTCGTCCTGCAGGTACACCAATTTCAACATTTGGTGGAACAGCAGCAGGTCACGAACCTTTAGAGCGTTTACATAACTACATCCACAACCTATTCAAGGGACGCGCTGGAGAATTAGTTACAAAGAAAGACATTGCTGATATTGGAAATCTTATTGGCGTCTGCGTTGTTTCAGGTAACGTTCGTCGTTCTGCTGAACTTCTTATCGGATCCATTGACGATCAAGATTTCTTAAACCTAAAGAATGCTGATGTTTTTCCAGAGCGCAACTCATACGACCCAACAGCACCAGGCTGGGGTTGGATGTCTAACAATTCTGTAGCTGTAGAAGTTGGCACAGACTTTGAACCAATCGTTGATGGTATTGCTCGCAACGGTGAGCCAGGCGTTATCTGGATGGACGTATCAAAGAAGTATGGTCGTCTTGCAGATCCAATCAACAACAAAGATCATCGCATCGCTGGTTACAATCCTTGTGCAGAACAGTCTCTTGAATCATTTGAAATGTGCACACTAGTTGAGACTTACCTAAATCGTCACGATAGCATTGAAGACTACAATCGGACATTAAAGTTTGCATATCTTTACGCTAAGACTGTAACGCTACTCCCAACTCACTGGGAAGAAACAAACGCAATCATGCAACGTAATCGTCGCATTGGTTTGTCTATGTCAGGCGTTGCTAACTTTACTGACATCAATGGTCTGCCAATCTTGCGCGACTGGATGAACTCAGGATATGACAATGTTAAAAAGTACGACACTATTTACTCAGAATGGTTAGGTATTCGTGAGTCGATTAAAACCACAACCGTTAAGCCTTCAGGAACAGTATCAATCCTTGCTGGAGAATCTCCCGGCGTTCACTGGACACCAGGTGGAAAATTCTTCAACCGAGCAATTCGCTTTGCAAATTCTGACCCTATGCTCCCACTTTTCAAGATGGCAAACTACAGAGTCGAACCAGCTTCTGAATCCCCAGACACCACCTCGGTAGTGTTCTTCCCAATCAAGTCTGATGCTGAGCGTGCAGAGCGCGATGTAACAATCTTTGAAAAGATGTCACTTGCAGCAACTGCGCAGCGTTACTGGTCTGATAACTCAGTATCTGTAACTGTATCGTTTGATCCAGAAACAGAAGCAAAGCATATTGGAACTGTATTGCACATGTATGACGGTCAACTAAAGACTGTTTCATTCTTACCTTCAGGTAACTTTACCTACCCTCAAATGCCTTACACGCAGATTAGTGAAGAGGAGTACAAAGAGGAAGGCGAAATGAAACTATTTCCAATTGACTTCTCCGGCGTATACGCAGGTATGGCAGCCGATGCTATTGGTGAAAGCTACTGCACCACAGACGCTTGTGAAGTAAAGCTTATTACTGAAAATAATAAGGACAAGTAAAATGTTTAAGAAGCCTAAAAAAGAGAAAGAAATGCTGGTAGAGGAGTACCAATACCGAGCAGTAATAACACGGTTGATAGAGAACCGAGGCTACAAAGCATCAGTACAGCGCAGGACAGGTCTAAACGAATGGACTAAAGTTCGTTGCGGTTTAAAAGGCGTAGTCTTTCAGAGAAAGAAAGATGCTGAAAGCAAGGCATTACAGAAGATTAGAGAGCAAAAAAGTTTAGACGATAAGAAGAATCAAGAAGCTTTCTCTTATGTAATTTATGACAACTAAGTGGTAGGATTTTTACATGCCTAGTTATGACTATCAATGCCAAGAAAACGAACACATCTACACTGAAACTCGTAGCATTACAGAAGATCAAAAAGTAACTAAGTGCCCTGAATGTAATGCTGATTTGAAGCGCATCTTTGAGGCAACCCCTACGGTTTTTCGTGTTCCAGGTTTCTACGCAAACGAACGTAAAAGAGAGTTCGGTCTGTAGTGACTCGGTTCTGTGTCATTTCTAGAGACTACGAACATCACGTCCCTAGAGAACACAACCCAGAAGATATAACTTCTACAAGTATTCGTAGAGGTCTGGCTTCTTTAGGTAATCAAACTTTTAAAGACTTTAATGTTATTATTTGCCACGACGGACCGAAGTACAAGTCTTACGAGCAAGAAGGTATTGACTTTGACAAGATAGGTATACAACCTTACAGACTCTTTACCCCAAAGCATCAAGGGTTATTTGGTCATCCTTCTGCTGATTATGCAATGCGTTTTGCATACGAGCATGATCTCGGAGACTACTACATTCAACATAATATTGACAACGAATTTCTTCCAGAAGCTTTTCAAAAAATTAGTAATGCTTTAGACAAAATAGAAGAAAAGATATTAATCTTTCAAATTTACCATTGGAAAATTTA